ACTTCCTGTGTAAAACACATTGGAGGAAGGGGGACAAGTTTAACGACATTCTGAGTGGTCAAGGAAGGAGTCACGTGGTCCAGTAACATGCCTAATTAGAATAATATTGGGCAATTCGAGTTACTGAACTAGTCAACGTGGTCGCTGGGATGGCAAAATTAATTGCCTGCCCGATCTCGGTGACAGTGACGAGAAACGTCGCAGCATATTGGGTTAAACTTCCAGTGCTCGCAATGCGAGCAAAGGATGAGAAACCATCAACACCGTCCCCATTGAGTGGGGAGAAGGCGGATCCGGTGAAGACAAAGTCCATTAGAAACTGGCCGACCTGGTTAAAGGTTATCCGGCTGTCTATGAACTCCCCTACTGTGATGGGGAGTGTTCCTGTTAGAGTTGGGAGAATACCGAAAGGTCTATCTCCATTCAAGGATGGACCGTTGACGATCTTCATCGATGCAACTTGCGGTCGTGGTTGGGGTTTCCAAAGTCGAATAGTATATTCGATCCAGAGTTCCCCAATGGTCGCTTCTGTATTAACCCCCTGAAGGGCTACCATGAGGCGTCCAAGATCGTATGTCTTGAGATCCCCATTGGCATAACCCTCCCGGGTAAAGAGCTTCCCGCGGTTCTTAAGGTCCGCAGGGCGAAGGTTAAGATCACATCTTGACCAAGGGGCAGTTCGGATATTATCCGAGATCTGCATCAGCTCTGCCTTATCCACCGGGGCCGTATCATAGCTATCGTAATCGAATGCGAGGATAACGGAACCGGGGGTCGTGGTGGGAGACGTCGTCTCAAAGGAGAAACGGGTCTGTAGAACCTCATATTGCTCATAATTTTGGGCAATTGAGCTCAACCACGGGAATAAGGGTTCTAATCCTGGATTGTAGATCTCAGAACGGATCTGGTATCCGGAGTTTCCAGGTCCCACGATATCGCGAATAAACTCGCGACGGCGCATGACGACAGAATCAAAAGGAGCACCAGTATTGCTACGCATAACCCGAGTACTCGCCAAGGGGGCGATAATACTCTTAGGCTGCAAGAATATAGAATTCTTAGGATTCCGGGAGACGGAGGGGGGTTGATTCCTTCCTATGTTTGCTCGACGCGTCGAGCTGCGCGATTTTGTCTTTCTTTTTAAAGGCATTATTTCTTGTGTATTGGATCCAGTCAAGAGGAACTGGACTGTACATGAGTAGCACCCTATGGGGGGGAGCCGTGCAGTCTCTCGGCGTTTTGGTTAGCAAGGAAATATTAAGGTAAACCACCTTTTTGGTCCTAAAGCTACTCACCCAATGCTGGGAGTTAAAGTCACCCAACGTGACTCCTGGCCCCCTCAATCGTCATCTTCCTCGAAGATATATTCGCCGTTTCGCTTCTGCGGGTAGAGATTACGTTTTGTAGCCTCTGCATGTAGCTTGTGTTGGACGAAGTCATGTGCTTCGATAGGATCATAGCTATAGAAATTTTTCATATAGTTTTTATATAATCTTTTCTGGAGTTTGACGTACAGTTTCCTTCGACGGGCGTTCTCTTGGGCTTCTTCAATTTCTAGTTGATCTTGAAGATTCCTCAATCGCGGTGGATTGGAGATCTGCTGGAGGAAGGGGTATGAGGGCACCTCCCAAAGCTCGAAAGCGGAGGGGAGAGGGGGATACGACTCCAACGAGTCTGGAGTATCCAAGATAGGAGGGCCAGGAATGGTAACCAAGTCCTGGGGGATGGTCTGTAACTCGGGATCATAAGATACCACCCTAAAAGGGAAAGAGGTCATGTCGGGGACACTGACCATTGGTGTGAGATGATGGTGAGCAGCCTTGAGTAGGCGATGGAGCTCAGAGTTACTAAGTCGGCAAGAAGGGGTTAAAACCCCCGCGTCCAGATCCCCATAAGCCATAGCTAATGGGGTACTATGTATGGTAGAATTATCTAGAAAAAGTAATTCTCCATTCTGGTACGGGCCGGAAGGACTTCCCAGTCGGGTGAAGACGCGACCAGGTTTCTGACCTAAGGAACGGGTAGCCGCCCCTTGGACGGTCAGAAAGGCAAAAGGTTTCAAGGGGTGATCGGAAGGAGGACCGTAAAAGTCCTGGTTCGCAGCCGTGAGCAAATGTTTTGCAAGGGCGCGTTGTGGTTCCGAAAACCTTGGCTCAATACCATTAGGAACCGGGAAGCCAAGGCCACCAAGGTAAGGGTGTGCATAAATATTAAGCACACGTGAACCGAAGGTGGTTTGGCGTTTGATTTCCCGGGAATGGTAGTTGAGGAAGAAGTTAGTCATCTTGATGGGGTACATGGCACCTAAAACGGCACCAGAAAACCACCCGTTCAACGGGACAGAACCTTCCCTAACCGCTCGACTACCTGTCTTCGAAAGACCGGTTAGGAGCCCAATGTTAGGGTAACCATGGATGGTTATGGTATCAAGATTACAAACCTTGCGGGGCCGAAAGAGATGCATAGGCATCTCATCGAGATCGGCCCACGGGATGTGTGAGACGGAAGGAGAACCTAGATTATACTCTGGACCTAAGGTGTAGCATCCATAATTGTATTCTAGGGGGAGTGAGTTGACGGTAAAGAACCGGTGATGAACAAAGTTTTTCCCTTGGGAAAGCTCAAAACCGACTTGTTTTCCAGCCTTGACCCAGCGTTCATATTGATCTCGGGCAGCCCTAAAAAGGATATCATCGCCGTTAATTAAAACGGGGAGTATCTTAAATGAGAGCTTACCGGAGAGTAAACGCTTCCGAATTTCATCAGGGAGTGATCTATAATATGTATATAAGTTAATTAAACATAGGATCACAAATGATAAGACGGAACC